ACTTCGTTGGCTCCTGACGAAAAATTAGCCCACCTCGGTGAATCCCATCCTCCTCAAGGTTCAATGTTCCCAGAACGGTAGTCTTGCCGGAATGAGGAGGAACCTCCCCGACGGCCACGACGTTATCCGTCATCCTCTCGATTTCCGGCATCTTCAGGCGCTCGGCCAATTCCTTCTTCGGGAAGTATTCGATCCTTGCGTTTGCCACGTTTACGTACACCTTTTTTACTTTCTCCACGACCTTTGGTTCGTGGACGTATTTCACTGGGCCAGGAACTGGCTGGTACACGATTTTCGGTTTCGCGAAATACAGGTATAGCCCCCCCGCAAGCGTGACGAGGGCAAGAAGTACCCAAGGGATCGCAACAGTCTTTGCAGGGGTCAGGTTCATTCGCCACGTACCGACACCTTCCATGTCCGATGGAAAAACCCAGCCATGGTTCCAGAGACGATTCCCTTGCTCACCAGAAAGTCCGTGGGGGAGTTCTTGTAGCCGGAGGCCAACACGAATGCCGTTGCGAGAAGAACTGGAAGCGTAGGAAAGACCCTCGCCCAGAACGTGCCGGGGCGGAGTTCTCCCTTATCGGCGCCGGTATCCCGAAAGAACCAGTTCTTGATGAGCCAGCAGGTTGTCATGGCGAAAGCAATCGATACTGGGTCAACGTAGCGCTGAAGAGTCTGTAGAAATACCCATTCGCCCATCATCTTCCTCCCTGTTCGACCTGTTTTATCTCTTTCTCATATTCCCAGTACAGGGTACGGGTGGCAGGGGGCATGGTCGAGGTATCTCCGTTGTATTGGCGTCTCATTTCCTCATATTGCTGTTTGACGAAGATGTACCTGTCTTGGGATATCTTCTGGTCTAGGCGCAGCTCTACAAGCCGGAGACGATCTGCGAGAGCATATCGGGTCTGCCACTTGTAAGCCAGACCGCCCACGGTTGCCAAGGCGATTATGAAGATCAGAACCTTATACGCCTTTTCCATCGTCTTTCACGTATCCGACTTTTCTGAATACCCACATGAAGGCATCCCGAATCGCGGTCGCGCCTCTTCCCTTGCCGTACAGTCCGATGGCATACAGGGCAAGGATGATCAGAATAAGGAAGATGAATACGCCGGCCACTTGAATCAGAATGTTCATCATTTCCCTCCCGTCTGTCGTTTGTAGATCAATGTGCCAACCACCAGAACGATCATGATCAGTGCGACTACCCAGTGACCACTGGCTAAAGATATGACCGTCAGCAGTGTCCCGATCAGGATGATTATCAATTCATCCGAAGGTTCGTTGGAGCCGACGGAATCTTCACCGGAACCGGGACTAGCCATTGAAAAGGGGATGCATAAGCACTATCCTCCCCTCCCACCGTTGCCTTCACGGTGAAATAGATCGTGGTTCCTCGAGGGAGTCCCGCGGCGTCGATGTCGAATGCTCTCGACGTTGATGTGCTTGCGCTCCCCAAGGGGTTTAATCCCGTGAGGTTCTGGTTCGTAGACCAATAGGCCTGATAGGTTATCGTTGCCGATCCTATGTTCGTCCCATCGGTGAACTTCGTGGGAGCATCCCATGAAAGCGTTTCAGCGCTTGCGACCCCCCCCAGTGAAAGTAGGATAATAGCCACCACGCCGACTGCGATTCTCGTCGCTCTCCTCATCGTTTCCCTCCCGGCAGATTCCGTTGTTTTCCTCCCTGCAATAACGGCAAACGTCTTCTTTGCTGAATGGGGGATACCATGCGTCGAATCCAACCGCGCATAGCCCCCTTGCATTACTCACCGCCTGTGCAGAGACACCTATCCTTCAAACAGGAAGGATGGTTCTCTCTGAAAAGTTTTATGAGTTCTTCCGTGGGGCAGGGGCCGAAAAGTTCAACGCAAAATCGGCAAAACTTCTCCGCGTACTGTTTACGAAGTTCGTTTATGTCGCTTCCGCAGAACCGTCCAGTGTGCATGGCATAAGTCACCTCATAGGTTAATAAGTCCACCATACGTCTTGCGGTAGAAAAGGATCGTTGTCAACGTGGAGAAATGTTCTTCCGAAACCTATTCTCCCTACCCCAAGTTCGTCGGCAATCCTGGCGAGAGTCCTTCTCATCCTCCCGCCAGCAATCCTGATGTCTGCCGCCATTCCCACAAGGTGTGCGGAGTTCTTTGCTCCTCCTTGGTCTGCATTGTTCTTCTCACATCGCATCGCGGAGGTGAGAGCCAATGGCTTCCCGTACTTTGCCCGGATGGAATCCAGAAGCGAAAGGAACTCCGGGTTCATCTTGTTCAGGCCGCAACCGCATCTGCACTCCAGTTCCTTCTCTGAAAAGTAGACGCTTCTCATGGCTACCCCGTATAGGTATCGACGTAGACGCTTTCGTCATACTCGACGCAACTCAAGGAGACCTCCTCATCGGGTCTTTCTTCCATCTCTGCGATCCTGAAGATCTTATCCACCCACCCTGCGGGGTTCCATGTGACTGTTATGAGATCTCCAACGTCTACGTTCAGGCCGTCTTGCCCCGTTATAAACTCGCATGTATTCCCGAGTTGAGCCTGTAGCCCAAGGGTCTGGGCCATACGATAAGCCTGATCTCTATAGACGCATTTTTCAAGGCTAATCGTATGCTCTATTACTACTTCATCCGTGGAGATAATCGGGTTTGGAGGTTCGTATACAACGTCCATTGGGGCATAGTCCTGCGATCTGTCCGTGTACTTCACCCGGATTCGGTTCGGCCTCTCCGAGATCGGGGTCTGGCGAATGACGAAAGACCCGACCTTGATGTTGTCCTCATCGAAGGCGTACACCGGGGTGCCGGGGCCATCCACGTTCAGGAAGTAGATCCCCTGCTTGTAGGTCAGGTATCCACGGAAGTGCTGGCAGATGTCCCTGACAACGTCCACCGCCGGCGAGGCGTCGAGGAGGATGCCGTTGTAGGAGTAACCATAGTACTGGGCGTATTCCAGCGTCAGAACGGGGAGCAGAGCGGGTTGCTCCGTGAAGTAGTAGGACACCGTCCCCCCGTAGTTGATGACCCCTCCTCCGGTGGACAGCCCGCCGGAAAGTGAGCTGCTGACGAATATCCCCGACCCAGAAAAGGTCTCCGTCAGCATCTCCACGGAATTGTCCGACATGGTGGCAACAAGAGTCAGCGTCCCCGGCGTCAACTGCCCCGCGGCGATTACTGCCTGACCCGTGAGGCCATACCCGTAGAACCACTGGGCAGACCCTCCCCGCATGGAAGACGGGTAGAAGGTGTAAGTCCCCCCGTCGATGTTCCCCTCAATGGAAGTCACAAGGAATGAGATCTCCCCGGTATCATAATCAATGGAGCCGACGTTCGTCCCGCTGGAGATATCCCCTCCTGGAAACCCTGTCGTTGTCGGAAGGTAAAGCCCCGAGATCCCGGTGATGCCGTTCCCCAGATATCTGTACCCTGCGAAATGGAGATTCCCGGCGCCGTCATCGGCAATCCGGTAGGTGATCTGCTTAGGCACGCCGGCAACGGAGAACAACATGCTTGGGTGAATCTCGACAGACCCCGCGACGAACGGGGTCTTGATGAACGAACTCGCATCGTATCCTGCGCTTGCAGGGTCGATCAGGTACGTCCTCCCCCCGATGAAGGAGCCGGATGTTGGGTTAAACGTCCACCAATCCGTTACGGGTTCCGGCCCGAGATTCCCGACATGCAAGAACGGCTGTGCGCCAGACAACGTGGACACGGCACTCGCCGCGGATAGGGATGTGGCAGTGAAAGACCCGACGGCCTGGAACGACGCCAGATCGATTTTGCTGGATGGAATAGACCATCCGTATTGCTTATTCGTCAGGACATCGAACAGGATGTGGGCAGGGTTGTCCGTCCAGATCAGGGAGTTGATGTCCCCGTGGATGTCCCTGACCTTCTTCCCGTACACCTCGTAGGTGATGTTCGGCATTCCCTGAAAGATTACGTTCCCATCGTCATCCGGCTTGTAGAACAATCTCGAGAAGGCAACGGCGGTCATCGGGTAACTGTCGCTGAAATCGGTATCGAAGTTCTGCACCCAGTTGCCTTTCAGATCCCAGCCCCAGAGGGGGTTCAGACAGTTGATCTGGGTGAAATGCTGTTGGCTGTTGCACCCGAGACGGAAGTCGAGTTCCGAATATCTCTGCCCGCTGACGTTGGTCGTGAAGAATCTACACTTCGTCAGAAATGGCGTATCGAGGAACCCGCTATCGATGTTTGTCATGCCGCTTGTGGCTTCCCAGATTTTCGTGTCGTTTATCCAGCAAGCCTTGAACCCCTCAATCGGGCCTTCCGACACGCCGATGATCGTATTCAGGTAGCGGTTCCTCTGCTGGCTGTCGTCATCCCTCTGACCCCCGCTATGCTGGTAGAGGATATTCCCGCCGGCCCGCGTGAGACCATAGACAACCGGGATCGGTCGTTCGGAAGTCTTCGTGGTGGATTTCAGTCCCCCTCGGTTGGCCTTGGCCTTTGCCTGTGCCTCGTTCATGGCCTTCCGCATCTCGTAGGCAGACCACATCCCGCCGGCGATCATCATGGGAACACCTATCCATGGGTTTACGAATGATATGAGCGCCCCTGCGAATCCGAGTAGAGTACCGCCAGATGTTTTACCCAATGTGAACTCCCCCTATGAAGGGTTTCTTCTCCGCATCGATACGAAGCAGGATCATCCTCAACTTCACTCCACCACCGCAATTCGGGTGCCGGGATGTGGATGCGATCTTCCCACGGTCTAGATAGATGCCGAACGTGACATCATTCCACCCAGTGCCGAAAGCGACGATATCTCCTGCCGTGGCACTTCGCAGATCGTTGAACTCACCAAGTCGCCTCCACCGGGATGCCCACTCTGCCACAAGCGAGGCGCAGTCCAGGCCGTTCAGAATCGGATCTTTCCAGAATACCCGAGTCCCGACTACGCTTCCGATGAGTCCCTCGTTCTTCCCCACCATATCTCAAGATCCTCCATGATGCTCATGTGCCTGAACCCGCGAAACCTTGTCGTGTTATTTAAGGCAACGCACCTTGCATATGTCCTGTCACAGAGAGATTCAGCCCCCGTGTACTGACAGCCGGGAGTGTTCGATTTGAAGATGTGATTGCAGGTGATGGAGAACTGGTTGCTGGGGATCGGCTTGTCCCAGCGAACGAAGTCGTTCTTTATCTCAAGCGTGACTTGGGCCGTGTCTTCATCTTCGGTGATGGTGACGGTGTCAATCTGGCCTTGGAAATAGATATACGGTGTTGTGTGAACCATTGGGCTTGACCAGTATGCACGCCTGATCGTGACTTCCTTCCCCTGCACCTGCTCCGCAAGAACGGCCGCGGAGATCGATCTGTCCAAGTTTCCGGCGCTCACCCTCACGTTTACCGGCGCTGGCCCTGACGCATTCTTGATAGGCTCCACGTTGAACGGGAACGGGGCATAGGTATTCGAATTGTAGAAGACATGGCGGTCTGTCCCCGTCAGGTAGATGGGCGTGCTGAATGCGAAATCCAGCATGAAGAATGGTTCCCCACCGTACTCCCTCGCTCCAATAGAGGCAGGGGAACCCCAAGTTCCAGGAACAGGATCGGAGCATGAAGAGATATCAGGCATCAGTCAGAACTCTCCCTTGTTTTTCCCCACCAGATCTCGTTGTCCATGATCAACCCCATATGCCGGAATCCACGGAAGCGCGAAGTGTTGCCAAGTTGTGTGCATCGTTCGAACGACCTGTCGCAGGAGACCTCCGTCCCGATGTACTGACAGCCGGGGGTATTGCTCTTGAAAGAGTGCTGGCAGGTTATTCCGAAAGCATTGTTCGGGATCTCCGCTCTCCAGTTCCAGAACTCGTTCTTGTACTGCAGGGTGACCAATGCGTCCTCGTTGTTCTCCTCTATTGAGGCAACGTCAACTTGGCCGTCAAATACGATATATGGTTCGGTATGCCCGAAGTCCTGGTTCCAATAGCATTTGCGTATTGTGATGTTCTTGCCTTCTATCACTTCGCTCATAAGCAACTGCGCCATGCTCCTGTCCACGTTGGACGCGGATACGGAGCCTGATTCCTCAAACGTCCCGGCGCTTCGCTTCACGGCTGATACAGAGAACGGAAACTTCGTATAGGCATTCCCGTTCCATGTGATCGTCCTGTCGGAGTTGCAGAGATAGATCGTCTGTGCGCTCATCCGAATCTCTATCATGTGAAATGGCACCCACCCAGCCGTGCGAGGCGGGGCGGCGGCACCTGTGACAATCGAAGGGGGAGTATCGCCGCATGGGTATAAGCCCTGCGAAGGGAATGGCTGATCTCCACCGCCTGTCCATCTGTACGGCCCAACGCTCCACCATCCTGTCCAGTTCTGGTATCGATATTTCTCCACCAATCCGGTTGTCATATTTATTTTCAGAATCACATCGTCTGGGTCGCCACCAGCACAAAAGTAGTACGCATATCCGTTGTAGTACAGACCTTGGTTTACCACGGGGTGCTGATCTTTGGGCCAATCGCTATTCCAATACCCAGCGAAAGCCATGTCCCCTTTGTAGAATGTTTCAGCACGAAGAATCGAAGGTGGGTCGCTATCATTGTACAACGGGCAATAAATCAGGTCGTTATAAAGAAAGCCAAGTGACCTTAAGTAGTCCCCGTCATAGTTAGCCGAAACAAACGACATATCCGATCTTTTGAACTTTCTGATTCCGTAGTCGGAGGAAACCCCCGGTTCACCTTGGTCGTGGAAGATGTAGTAATAGGTGTCATCGAAAAGTAATTGCCATCCGTTTACCCCCGTGCAAACGAGGGTTTCATCTACAAATGTTCCGTCAGTCTTATTTAGACGAACAAGATAAAGCAACTGGTTGTTATAATAATCAGCAGGTTGATAACCCCACTTCCAGACATACACATATTCGCTGTCAACGCGGTGGGTATATGCTGGATAGTATTCATAGTAATACGAGCCAGAAGTGTAATACTCAAGCAACGATTCCCATACGATGTTTCGTAACAACTCCCCAGTCCTGCATTGCATTGCCAAGACATAAGGTTCCGTATCCCATTGCTTTGCGGCAACGTAGGCCACTTCATCATCAGGAATGAAAAGTTGGTCGTTTACATAGCCTTGCTTAAATGTTGGGAATGGGATAGTCCCTTGCAGACTCAAATCATAGGGGCTGTAAGCAATGGCATCACCCCCGTAGCATACCCAGATGTACGTGCCGGGTACAGCATCGCCAACTCCGTCTTCACCAGTTGGCGGGGTAGCCTCTCCGGTTGCAAATTGACCTGTGGCTGACCAATCTTCCCACGGCATACGCTACTCCAAAGGAAGGGGGGCCGAAGCCCCCCGCCCGATTACGCTCCGAGGAACTTCCATCCCCAGTCGATCTGCAACGTGTCACCTGCCGCCTTGTTCACGTTCGGGGCGACAAGTGCGCGGGCAACGAAACTTCCCACGCTCGTCCACATCCCAACTTCACCGATGGAACCGTTGGTGTTTTCCCCAGCGGCCCACTCAAACCGCCAGAGCGTCCATTCCCCTGCGCCGGAATGGGAGGTCACGTTCTGCGGATAGGTGGCGGAAATCCCGTGGGATGAAGCCGAAATTGCCGTCCCGAGGTCGGTGTCGTCCTTCGCCGGGGCGGTGGTGTTGACTCCGATGGTTGCGTATGCGATGGAGCCAACGGTTGCGCCAGCGACAAACGCCATGTGCTGTGCGATGTGCTTGTCCCCCACACTGGTGACAAGGTTGTGAGTGATGCCTTCCTGCTTCAGTTCTCCGTCAGGCCCGATCAGCCGGTGATAGCAGAAGCCGACGATACCTGCCTTGTCGGCCGCCATCCCGGCGGATGCGAGTTTCCTGTCCAGTTCCTGGAAAAAGCCTCTGTTCTCCATTGCGTTTCCTCCTACACAAGTTTGAAGAGTTTTTCCCTGCGCCGGTACGTCAAGGCACCGGACAGCCCAAAAGCCTCAAAAGCACCCACACCATCGGCGTGACTTGCAACGTCGCTTTGCCAATCCGCAAAGTAGTACCCAGTTGAAACTCTGGTTAAGGCCGCGATTGAAGTTACTACCGTGGAGGATGAATCATAAACCCTCCCCCATGTAGACGTAGGATCGAAGGCCACCCCGCTATTGTTCATGAAGGTTATTGTAAATCTCAGCGCATCCCCCTTTGTGTAGTCGATCATCTCAATACCTCCAATTTAATATACGGGGCTGATA